ATCCGTCTCAAACCAAACATGTTTTGGATAAGAACCTATTTTCCAAGGTACATCCCATATTTCTATAAATTGACTCGGGTTATTGTTTTTTACCGTAACGTATGCAGACTGATTTATGTGTTGATTAAATGCAGCCCATACCCATGGCCCTTGTATTCCGAATGAATATCCAATCCATTCTAACCAACGTTCTTGTTCATTATATATATCATGCCCGCCTGATTTCATATATGGAAAACCTTTATCTGGCGCATATAATGTACTTAAGGCACCGGTAACAGAATATTCACCAGTAACCGGATTATAAAGAGGTCCATTGGGTTCATCTGTAATATTCTCAAAATTTGCATAAGGAGTAGGATAGTCGTGGGTAGTTTGAACGATATTAATCGGATCACCGCCACACCACAATTCCACTCTTCTTAATCCCATAAAAGTTTTATAGGGAACAACGGCGCAGAACAAAACTCTATAATTATGAAGAACTTCTCTGCATACTGATAAAATATTATTCCAATTTTCTTTTCTCTTAATATCGTCCCAAGTATATTCCCAGAATTCTTCTGGCGGTTTGTATCGTTCTACTTGTCCAGAATTAATGTATAAATAATAATTTAACCAAACCCAACCCATATCCCTTTTGAATTTAGAGCTATATATTTTGACAGGATAATGCATTTTTCTTAAAATATATAATACCCTTGCTATATATTCTGCACCTTCTTTTACTGTTTGGTGTTTTATTAAATGTTGAGGTAGTGGAAATAATTTTTCCTCTAAATCATAATAAGAGAACAAGGATCCGGGATAATGTTTATCTTCTTTTCGTGTTTCTTGTTTACTGCCTATAGCCCGCCATATCTGAGATAAAGGACCTGTCGAAGCTAAAAAAGGCTTATTTTTTATACTTGTCCATGTCTCATCCCAATAATCACAAATAAATTGAGCCCAAGCAGGAGGCACAGGACAGAAAAAAGGCATAAAACCGGCTTTAGTTCTTATTCTTACAGGTACGCTCTTACCACCTGGGTATTTTGCCCATAAGGTATAACCATACGTCTCTCCAATGACCACGTCTTCTTGAATAAAAGAAGTACCTGTCCCTTCATAAAGTATATCAGCAATATCTATAAAATTATGAGGATATCTACCCTTAGCTCCTTGAAGAATATAACCGGTACAAGAGGGATTTGAAACTTTATTCCAGGTTATTTTCATACTCGAAGGTTCATTTATATCAGATGTTGCGGTTAGACCGGTAGGTCTTTCTCTAGATATAGATACTTCATAACTAGGGTTTGCCCAACGAATAAATTGGTCTACATCTAAATATCCGCCTGATTCGCATTTCGAAAATAGATATGATGTAGGTACGACACTTAATTTTAAAAGCATTCGGGTCTGTGCTTTTGTCAAAGAAATACCGGTACTAAGTAACAAAGCCAAAGCACCTGTAACATGAGGAGTGGCCATACTTGTACCAAAAAACCAGGTATATTTTTCAGAAAACAAAGCGGCGGGCACAGTACTTAAGATATCATCATAGGTGGCAGATACCGGATAATTATCTGCATTTCCTCCTGGTGCAGCTAGAAGAACAGTATTTAAACCAACATTACTGTACCAAGCTATATCACCATCACTTCTGTTAGAGGCTACGCTTATATTTGTGTTTGTTTCGTAATTACAAGGATAAGATGCGAACATATCATTATCAAAAGTATCATTTCCGGCGGCACATACCATCCAAATATTTTTAGATGCAGCTTCTTGCCATATTTCATATAATGCCTGAGAATAACCACCGCCTCCCCATGAATGATTTATTACCTTTGCTCCTTTTGATATTGCATAATCAATAACAGTTAATGCATCAAAAAGAGAACCTGTTGCACCAGAACCTCGTGGATGAAGAAATTTACAAGCCATGATTTTGACATTAGGACAAACACCGACAACACCTATATTGTTCCCTTTAACAGCACCTATGGTCCCAGCTACGTGGGTTCCGTGCCCATGATCATCCATGGGATCTCCAGAAATTACTCCATTTCTACATGATATACCATGTATATCGTTTACACCTGAAGAAGGATTAGGATTAACCCACATATTTGCAGAAAGATCTTCGTGAGTATAATCAACACCAGAATCTACTATCGCTACTATTATTGAAGAAGATCCTGTGGTAACATCCCACGCACCTACAGATTTACCTAATTTTTTATTTCGTGTAACTCCTATTTCTATTTTATCTTTAATAGTGTTTCGTAATGCCCAGAGATGATGAAAATGCTCGTCGTTAGGAACACCATAAAATCCTCGTACTGTTTGATCTTTTTCGATATAATCTATATCTGGGTCTTGTTTTAAAGCCTCTTCTTGATTATCGCTACAATCAACAATATCTATAGGTAGAGATTGAAACCCTCTTACTCTTTTTCCTTTTATTTTTCGTAGAAGTTTATCCCTTACCTTCTTTTTTCCTTCCATTTTTTTATAACGAACAATATATCTCATTCGCTGCTCCCTACAGGTATTCCGTTGTTTACAGTATAATTTTGACTAGGAGTCCATCGTCGTTGTGGATACATAATAGTCCAGATTTGATTATCACCCGTGCCCGGTTCACCTAAAATGACCATGCCCAATGATTCGTCACACCAAAAAACTTCTTTCACTTCACCTTCTTTTTCTGGAGGTTGAGGTAGTTCTGAGACATATTCTATAGATCTGCTACCTCCTTTTTTACTTTTTCTGATTATCCTACCTTGTTTTTGACCTATAGATGTATATGTTTCTCTTTCTACCGTGCGCACGGTATTTGAAATTCGTTGTATAGATTTTCTGTCAAACATTTAATAATAACCTCTTGCATCCCTTGGTAAACCAAGATCTCTAAAAAATCTAAAAGGTTTTGTATTAAATTGAATAAATGTAGGTCCTTCTCCTTCGTACAAACTCGGATCTACTTCTCCTTTAGTATAATCCCAACCCCTTGGTTTTCCTCTACCGTTTAATCCTTGTTCTACATCTGCCGTTTCTTCTTCTTCTTCTTCGTTTAATATAGTAAAAGAACGAATCTTACCATTTTCGTCTAACCAATAAGGTCCTTGATCTATTACTGTTCTAAACCAACCCCATCCCGGATACGGAGGATTATATACCTCTATTTCTGCACCTACTTCTTGATAATCTATATCTTCCCATGACTGATTTTTAATGGATAAATCTCTTACCCTACATGTAAATGGAGGGAATATAGTTCCGGCTAAAAGTAAAGGAAATCCTCCTGGATCTAACCCTAATATTTGATCTCCATCGCAATTTATAGAACCTATATACCGATTAAGATCCGCTAATGTTAATGGAGGCAGACCAGAAATTTTAGACGGTATTCTCGCTCCTCGCAAAGAAATAGAACCCACAAATAACTCTTCTTCTGGAGGATTATCAAAAGCACAACCCGCGGTATTTACAAGAGGAACACCTAACATTTTTCCACCGCCGCTTTCGCTTCTCCTATATGTGTTATTCCAAATATCTATTATATCTGCATGAGTAGGTACCCAACCTGTAGAAAAGAAATTTGTCTCAATAGTCCAAGGAACGGCCCAAGGTGGAAGAATACCATTCGGAAAACCATACCTTTCTGGTGTACTATATTCTACGGTTGCTATATATTTTGGTTCTATTCCTTCTTGATTAATAGAAATATTATTAAGCATTAGGTGTTTATAATCTTTATGAAAAACAGGTACATCTAAAATAAAAAAACCAAAAGAAAAAATAGGTATTGTTTCTGTTTGTTCCTGTAGATATTCTCTCATATCTGTAAAAGCTGTTGCAACACCTCCATTTGGTATGTATTCATAATATAAATAATAAAGACGCCTAGCTGTCGTATCTTTCCACGTACAAGACAAAGAAGCACCTTCTCTTAGTTCTTTTATTTGCGGTTTATTCATATTTATTCCCTTTATGGTAAAGAAATTTCAGGTTCATTACGCGATAAAGTTTCTAAAATCGAAGACAAAATACGTGTTTGGTGATTTTGGATTGGTATTTGCTCTCTGGTGTTTTTTTCTATTTGTTTTGTGGCTCTTTCTGTTTCTTTTTCTCTTTCTAAAGCAATATCAACAACTTCTCCATTCCATGTACCGGCAATACCCTTATTATCTTTAGAAAGATTTGTACTTGTGGCGGTGTTTATAGAATCTTCTATATTATTTGCGGCGTCTGTAACAGAAGTACCATCTAAAACCACTTCGACATTTTTTTGATTATCTGAAAAAACGTCAATGAGATTTTCTAAATTATCAGCTGTTCTCTGAGTAGCTGAAAGAATACCGCTTTGAAGTTCTTCTCCTCTATCTGTTGCATTATATAAAGACTTATAAAATTCTTGGCTGCCAACTTCTGCCCAAACAGCCATCTTTTGCTCTATAATATTACCTAAATTTGTTAAAGATTCTTCTAAATCTGGCAATATATCGCCTATTTCTTTTAGAGTATCGTCCTCTTCTATATACGGCTTTTCCATATAATCCGGTAATGTTAGATTAAATTTAGGTAAAGGCGATACTTCCTTATACTTACGACCTTTAGGTAATTCATCCCATGCTCTGATTTTTTCTATAGATTTGGTTATTTTTTCATAAATTGTTTCTTGTATTTTTCTCTCATGTTCTTTATCATATTCTATTAAAGCTTCTTCTTTAACTCGTCTTGCTTCTTCTCTTCTTTCGGCTCTACTCATGTCCGGTCTGTCGATGGCAAGCCGTTGTGTTTCTTCTTGTTCTATTCTATTTCCGTATTTACGTCGTTGAAATCTTCTTTCATATTCCTCAATACCCGATATTGTTAAATCCTTCATTATGGATGAAAAATCAACAAACAAAGCAGCTAATTTAGGAAGAAGATTCGCAATACCAATAAATACATTATCTATGATATTTTCCCAATTTTCTTTTAGCCATTCAAATAATAAACCAAAATTTTCTCTAAAATTTATAAAAAATGCTTGGGCGGCGTCTATCCAAGATAAAAACGTCTCATAACCAAAATCAGAAAATTTTTTCTTCAAAGTTTTGAAAATAGAAATAATCACAACAACCGAAAACATGGCCGGAAGAATTTGAGTAACAGAAAACACGGCTATTTTTTTCAAACCGCCCATTATTGTTTCGAAAAACGCATCTATTTTTTGTATTGAAAATATTGCAGCCCATTTTAATTTAAGAATATCTAAAAAACGATTATGTATATTAAAATGAAAAACCCAGCGAGCTATAAATACAGATGAAGCCATTATTAACGTATATACAAGTCCAATAACTTTCAGTATGGCAGATACTATGGTCGTTCCTATTAACTTTGGAAAATAGAATAAAATTGTAAATACTTTTTTGAAGGCTATGCCAAGATTAACGGCAGAAGAAATTAAAAATCTAAAAGACATCAGGATACCGCCTAAAATTAAAGATATCGGTCCTAAAGCAGCTAAACCAGCAGAAAGAGCTAATGTAAATCCAATGGTTTCTTTTCTTAAAGAACCAAACCATACTACAACGTCTCTGGCTTTTTCTGCTATTTTCAAAATATATGGAGCAATTTTTTCTCCAATAGCTATTTTTATTAAGGTTACCTCATTTCTAATTAATTTCATTTTTGCTTCGAAAGACTCTAATTGTTTATCTACCACATCTTGTGTTATGCCCGCAGATTCTTTGGTCAATTTATTATAAAAAGTATACATTTTATCAGCTTGACCTATTAATGGCATTAAACCACCTAATGTTCTTTCCGAAAATCCCATTGTCATTAAGGTTGTTTGTCTTTCTTTATCAGACATACTCAATAACAATGTTTCTAAATCTTTGATAACCGCGTGTAGAGGACGAACTTTACCTGTAAGATCAAAAAACCTTACACCTAGTTTTCTAAAAGCGTCGTCATGTTTTATGGCTGCAGAAGCCAATCCTCGCAAAACCATAGATAAACGAACACCTGCAATAACACCTTTCAATCCCTGGTCTGCCATTACAGCAAGAGCAGATACGGCATCTTCTAATTCAATTCCATACATTCTGGCGGCAGCTGCAGCCTGGTTTGTTAAAGCTCTACTAAATTCACGAACTGTTCCGTTAGCTATTTGGTTAGATTTAATTAATACATCGCTCACTCGATTTAAATTTTTCATGTTTTGAGTAGAGTCTATTACTGCAAGTCCCATTGCTTTTTGAGCATCAACAAGAATTGTGGTTGCTTCTCCTAAATTAAACAAACCTGCATGAGCAAATTTCGCAATAGGACCTAAAACTTTTAGGCCTCGTTGCAAAGAATATCCAGATGAAATCAATTCATAAAAAGAACCTACTAAATCTGTCGCCGTTGTTGTTATTTCTGTGGATAAATTTTTTGCTGTATTGGCCACTTCTCTTTCTAATTCTTTTGAAACATCTCCCGCAATAGATAAAGAAGTTTTTAATGCGTAATCAAATTCAGCAAAACTATCTACTGTTTTTTTACCTAAAAGAGTTACCGGTGCTGTAATTCCAGCACTTATCCCAAAACCAACATTTCGTAAACTTCTTCCTAAAGAATACATCTCATCGGTAATACCTCTGGCAACAGTTTTGGTATCATACAGATGTTTTTTTATTAAAGAAACATCGCTAATAAAACCATCAAGGCCTGCTTTTATTGGTACAGTTACAGAAGGTATTCCAAATACATCCGACATTTTATTTACCTCGTTTTCTTCGTTCTACACCTAACCAAGAAAACAACTTGGCTTTTAACTCATTTGGTCCTACTTTTTTTGTTCTTGTTTCTGCTGTATCGTACTTTAATAAAAAATCTTCAAGATGAACATTCTTGTTTCCATTGGCCCTTGCAATAGTAAGGCAAATAGAAGCAGCTTCGTATGAACGCTTTTGATCCGACGAAGGCTCAGAAGCCAGAAACCGAAGCCATTCAGAAAATTCACTTGAAGATATTTCTTCTTGAGCACGCCTAACAGACATGCCAAGTATTTTGGCTAATCTAAACCAGGCAAGTCTGTGAGGCGGGAAAGTGCGTTTTTTTCTGCTCCTTCCTCTGGTGTCATTCCGCTAAGAATACAAGCTTCTTTGAATATTATTTCTAATGCTTGGGCAGAGAGATTAGAAACAATGTTCATATCTTTTTTCAAGTCAAATACCGGATTACCGTTTTCATCAATTACCGCAAGACAAACAACATGGGCTCTTACTCCACTAAAATCATTTGTCTTATTGGCCCTAAGCATAATGGACTCAACAGAATCTCGTTCTGCTCCGGTAAATTCACGGATCAGAACTACACCATTCCAGTTAGGAACATTTATTTCTTTTCTTTTTAAGCTAGACATTGTTCCTAAAATTTGTTCTCGGGATAACATGTTGTATTCCTTTCTTAAGAACCGACACCATGGGTTACTGTAAGACCGCCTGTTGCTTTAATTGTGATACTTGCGGTCATCCTATCTTCTAGAGGCACTTTTGGAGAATAATCAGTAACAAATCCTTCAAATTCCCAAGTGGTATCATCTGGAAATGTTATTGTGATATCTTGTTTTATTCCAACAGGAGGAATTCCAAATTCTGGTTGAAACGCAATATCAAAAGAAGCTTCTCCCGGATCAATTAATTTAGAAGGAAGCGATGTACTAAACCCGGGTCTACCTCTAGTTTTTTGATTTGCTGTTCTGGTACCCATATGAGTGGTATCTGCATACCCTCTGCCATATGTAGGGGGATTAACATCCAAAACAATAGGTGATTCTGCCCAGTCCGAGAAACTTATCTTGGTACCGGTACCTACCATTGCAATTGAAGAACCATCGTTTGCCATAATTAATCTCCTTCAAAGTTAGGACTGATCCATTCAGCCACTCTTGTTGTCATGGTTGCGGTAATTCTGTCTTCTAGAGGAGTTTTGACATCAAAACCAGTGCAATAACCTTTAAAAATCCAATCGGTGAAAGTAGTTACCGCATTTTCTTCTTCAACAGGAAATTTAATTGTCCATATGGTATTTTTTGTAGTGGTTTTCAATAATGTCTCTGGGTCTAATCCTACCTGTCCGGGATCGTATGCAATCTCGAATTGACATTCTCCCCACTCGATAATTTTTCCGGGAATATAATCTTTATAATCCACAGAACCCATGTGAGTCATGTCTATTGTTTTAGCGGTTGCGCCGGGTGGAGAAATATCCAACAACTCAAAAGAAATATTTGGATTGGTACAGCTTATAGATGTATCTGTACCTATATTACCGCCTGTACTTACCCAATTTTTACTCATTTATTTTCTCCTTTCTTTCAGACTTAATGTCTTTGATTTAATTGTAGCACACCTTTCGTTTTTTTCTCAAGAACCTTCGTTTTTCAGAGGTTTTCTATGAATAGTAAAATTCAAACTCCAAATATATCTACGTCGTTCATCTATCCCTAAAAAATAAGGACTACCAAAAAACACACAACCCTCATACCTATAACTTTTTGTAGCAAATGGTTTTTTTAAGATTAGATATGTTGCTATTTTCATCATAACAGTATATGTTTTTTCGTAATCTAATCCGCGAACTCTGATCTGTACGTTAGGTATTTCCCATAATTGTCTTGTATGTGCTTGGGTTATTCTACCTTCTTGATCATATAAAGTAATTACATTATCCGGAACAGCTGGTTCTTGACCAATAAATATAGACCATTTCTCTTCTTCCTCTTCTTGCGTAATTTCTTCCTCTTCTTCCTCGTCTTGCGTAATTTCTTCCTCTTCTTGTTCTATTAAAAAATCTTCTAAAATATCAGCAAGTGCCGTGGCCGAGGATTCAATAATTTCTTCCATCTTTATTCTTCACTTTCTCTATCTTGTATTTCGAAATTTTCAGAAGACCTAAAAGATTGAACAGTTTCTTCTTTTGTCATACGAACGATAGTAGGTATAAGCGGTACTATTTCGTTAACACCTCTTTCTAAAAATTTAGGACCGCCGTCATTCCAATTAAAAGATGGGTTTCCTTCATGAACAAACGGTGCATACAAGGCAACAAAACTTACTAAAGCTGTTGGTGTTTTTTGTTTTTTAAGAAAAGATACAAGAAAAGCAGTACCTATATTTTCTTCTTTTTCGAGAAATTCTTTTATAACTTTTCTTTTTTTATGAGTTTGAATTTTATGTCCTTTAGGATAGAGTGCTCCTCTTGTAGATAATACAATAGAAGAGTTTCTAAGATGTCCCGTGTCTATAGGTGCTTTAGGTACACTTTTATTTACTATAGCTAAACCAACCTTTACACAAGATAGGTATCCTATACGAAGACCCATCTCTATTAAAACTTTTCTTGCTTTCTCTATCTGGGCATCTATATTAGGTGTACTCATAGATAAGCCATTCTCAAAAAGATCTCGGCGCGAATATCCGGGATCTCGTCGGAGCGACGGATAGTATATGCAAAAGAACGGACATCTTTATTCTTTGGAGCAGAATCTAAATCTCCTTTCCAAAGAGCGTCGCCTGGTTTAGGTAAAAGATTTATATACACTACAGCTCTTGAAGGAACCCGCTCTCCATTAATATCTAAAAACAACTCTGTTCTATCTTCCCATCTGCATTTTACTTCAATAGGAGTATCAAAAATAGGATTATTATACCTATCTGCTCCTAATTTTTTCCAATACACACAGGTTTGGTTTAATTTTGAAAGGATGTCCATTACTCATTCTTTCCTAACCAAGTAATAGAAACAGATTTTTTTGGTAAAGCGGCTAATGCACCAGAATAATCTAACATAATGGCTTGTTGACCATACATTGTACAACGAAGATCCAAATCAACTTTATTTTGATAAGATTCTGAAACAGAACCAATGGATTCTGAAGAAGTCCTTGTATATCTTACAGCTGTAAAATGAGCAGCCAACCATCTTGCTATCTCGTATAAATAATCCTCTGAATACATATCGGGGTATTGCGCAATGATTACATTATCTATCAAAAGAACAGCGGCCGTGATAAAAGGCTCTAATGATTCTACAGAAGCAGGTATGGGTATTATTTCTTTTACCGCATCCATATCTGGAATTTTCTGCATAAAATACTCCTTTAAAAAATGGCGGCGCCCAAATACAATATATCAGAGCGCCGCACAGGGAGATAGGATGGAAGGCTATTCTTGAATTTTATCTATTTGTCGTTCTAAACAGCTTCTATACTCAAGGCAATTGTCGCGCATCTGATTCTTAAATTCCGAAAAACTGTTATCCAAATGATTAACATCCGATACTAAAGTAGATACTTTTGCGATTATCCCATTGTGCAACGCTTTATTGATCTTTTCTACATCTGTTCTTAACCAAAGAAAAACACAGAATAAAACCAAGTCAGCTGGAGTACAATTTTCTAAAATCACTTTAAACAGATGTTCCATAATTTAAGAATCTTTCCGTCGTACTCTCTTCTTTTTTTCCGGAGATTTGTTATCGATCTCTTTTTCTATAAGATCTTCTTGTTTTATTTTCTTTTCTTTGATCTTTTCAAATCTACCAGGAAAAATTTTATCTAGAGATGAACCTGATTCTATTTCACTACCAGGCGGATACTCAATACCATTTATCCAATGAGGTCCTTGAATTACCTTGAACAACATTTAGATGTCTCCTAAATTAAGATCCAGAATAACTGGCATGCACAATACCGCAACGACCATAAAAATCAGCTCTAAGTTGCGGAACCATAATGGCCATAACTTTCAAATGAGCAAGCATACCACCTTTACTTTCCCACTGAAGGGTTTGGGGCATAAGACCCATGAGCATTCTGACTGTCTCAGCTCCCATCGGAACCAACAATACAGTTTTTTCAGGAAGGAAATCAAGAGCAGTAATACCAGAAATAGCACTAATATCCAGCAGTCTTGACCTAATGGTTTTATCGGAGGCATCTGAGAAATCTCTTTCAAGCTGGAGATCGATGCCAGGTGTAATATAGACTTGGAACGGACCCCAGCACCTCTGACCATTTGCAATTTTAATCATATTAATCAATTCATTGCGCATGGTTTTACCAGAAGTATCTTTATCTTCCCAATCGCTGATTGTGGTAGTTTGTCTCTGCGGGAATGTGGTATATCCATAAATAGCATTACCACCAATAGAACTCAAATCTTCGACACCAATGAGGATCTTTTCAGCCATTTCGGCTACTTTTCTTCCTGCAATCTCGGCTTCAAGTGTATCAAGTGCACCTGCACCAGAATTTCTAGAAGCGGCAAGCAAACGAATGGGAATTGTCAAATCTTTATGAATAATGGGCAGAGGAATTGTACGGAGATCGAACTGAAGTTTCTCGTTCGTTGTCTCTTCGAGTCCTGTCATCGAAACTCCCGCATCATTCAGATCTGACATTGCTTGCGATTGGAATACAGTCGTTCCTATTGCATTCGGAATATTATAGGTCAACCCGTTATTAATCAGATCTTTTACTGCACGAAGACGAAGGTTTGCGGCCTTGACTACCGCGGTATCAAGCAAAACCCACTCTTCTTTACGAAGAAGACCGACTGAATTAACCTTTACGGCAGTGAGCTCGCCGTTAGCTGTCAATTGATTAATATAGGTTGCACCATTCGCACCAATCCATGGTTTAAGGACTCTATGATCCATGCCATGTTGCAACAGAGTAGCGGCTACTTCACCGGTACCCGTTCCATTCAAAATAAAATCAACACCATTCATATTACAACCTCCTTTCTCTTACATGATAAGAACAGGGATAAGATTAGGTTTTCCCTGATTACCACCTGTTAGATCAAGATCTGTTAATGCCAAACCAATTATAGCCGCTTCATTATCCGTGGTACCTATACCAGTTGCATCAAAGGGAACCACACAACCATTGGCAGTAGGGACAACAAAATCAAAGGTATTTACTTCTGTATTGTCTTTAAGACGTAAAGCCACGATGTCACCGGGTTGCGGGTATAACAAAAAGACTCGTTCATCAGCCTTATATTTGTCGTGTACTGTCTGTCCAAAGACATCCTTTTCCATAACTACCCATTTAGGTATTTTTTCGTTTGCGGGCGCCCCGATGGTGGTAAACAATAAAGAACCGGGAAGGACTTCTGCACCAAAACTATTCACTTCATCAACAATCATAGCAGCAGACCGCAACGCAATTGTGGTAATAGGATGCAATCTTTTTGCAATATCGGGAAGGGGACTCGAGCTCATATTTTAATCTCCTTTCTTTTCGAACAACGAAATTTCTTTCATTGGTTCTTCTGTTACAGATGAACCGGTGTTGTTGGCAACATCTCCAGCCATCTTATAATTCTCATTTACAGCTAGTTTAGAAATCTTCTCTAATTGAGCCGCGCCCATTTCTTCAAGTTCTTCTTTTGTGAAAGCATTCTTTTTGTTAGACATGATTTCTTTAACCAAAGAATCCCTCTTGTTGTTCAACAGGCGCACTCCATCAGAAAGAACCTCTTTAAACGGCATCGGGATGGTGTTGAGATACTCTTCAATAGAAATATCTCGCACCTTTTCTTCTTCCTTTTCGTTAACCTTTACCTCGGGTTCTTTTGTTTGCAAAGAAGAAAAAAATATCTGTTTTTCTGTTTCTGAAAAACCTTCGCAGAGAGCAATACTCTCTTCAGAGAAACCTTTCTCTTTCAACATGTTTTTCATCTCTTCGTTCATTACTGTCTCCTTTTTGTTGATGGGGTTTTCTTTCTTATCTTCGGGACGATGTTTTTTCATTTTTTGGATTAATTCTGCTTTTTCTCCATTTATTTCATAAATATATTCAAAATCACCCTTTTCCTCTTGTCTTAAAATAGACAAAAGGTTATCAGTTTGCTCTACCTTACTTATTTTTTTTGTATGTATTTCTTTCAGAAGAGCATCTGCGAGATAAGAACGACGGGTGGGTTCTCCCATTATATCAAAAACAGAATTTATTCTAGGAATACCAGCACCGTCAGCAACAGAACAAGCACCTACTTGATTAGGAAGAATTGCAAGATGATCAGGAATGATGTCTGTAATTATTTTTGTATACTCTTCATTATTCCATTTACCTTTTTCTTCTCTATCTTTAGAAAAGTGCCCAATACTTACCTCTAACATTAACCCTGTTCTTAAATTTACAATTAAACCGGGTTCTACTTTTTCAGCTTTAACAACATCTATCCATGCTTCTGCTTTCAGTTTTCCGTTTTCATAACTAGCATTTAGAATGATACCGATGCCTTGCTTTTCTATAACTTCTTTTGTGCAAGCAGAAATAGGAGCACCGTCTTTCTCAGGGTGCAACACCACAATTGGTTTGGTATTCCATGCTTCTGGTATGGCAGACAGCTGTTCAGCAGTATATAGAGAAGCCCCGCCATTATTAACATGGACACCCTCTACCATCATAATCATAGGAAAAACCAAATAATGTTTTCCGTCGAGCGTCTCTTCGCGACACATGTCGTCTAACTTAATGCTCTTTCTAGAAATTATTAACATTTTTATTCTCCTATAAGATCAGTATAACACAATTTTTTTCAGAAATCAATATCTGATGTAATTATTCTGAAATCTCTTCAATTTTAGATTCTCTATCTTTCCGAGACAATTCATCTAATTCAGGAATCCAAGGTATCCAAACACATCTGCAATTAGGATGAAGTGGCAAAATTCCATGAGATTCACTTACCTTAAATCTTTTCGGATTACCGTTTTCATCTGTACCAAATTCTACGCACTTGTCACAAACACGGTCATCATTTGCATAAAGATATTCAACAAGAAGAGTGATTCCTTCTTGTTCAAAAGATTCGTATGTATCTAAAGACGCTTCTGAATGAGCCCTCATTATCTCTGTTCTTGCAATTAACTCAGCTCGTCTTATTCCAATCCCGTCTATTTTTTCCGCCATTCGTTTTGCAACAACTTTAGGATTAACACCTTCTATCATCCCTTGTGCTAATTCTGTTCTTATTCCATTGGCCATGACTTGCGAAACATTTTTCAAACTCTCGTATGTCCTGATATAACATAATGCGACTCTTGAAGCATGAATTGGTGCAGAAAAACTAGCTGCAAGCCATTGATCTGGTGTTAATCCTGTTAATCTACCAAATTTACCTCTAATATATGCGTCTGTCACACCTTGTTTATATGCAGAGGTAACATACATATCAGTCCATCTTTGATATCTTGCTTGCGTGCCTAGTTGGGCTTGAAAAATAATAGCATCTATATTTTGATCTAGCCATCTAGAAAAAGATTCTAAATAAGATGGATCGACAGGAAAATCATAAACATTAACAGTTATGTGAGGATAATAATTAAGAATCTTTTTCTCTACTTCTTGTTTCAAAAGATTCATTCTCTTTTTTAATTCAGCAAAAAACTTTTTGCTTATCCAAAGAGTTTTTGAGGGATCTCGTTTACTCAAGAACCGTGTCTTCCTCTTCTTCGCTTATCGGCAATGCAAGTGCCTCGCTTTGATTTAATATATCAGAAACTTCACCTGGGGAAAGATTCAAAATATGTTTCAAGAAATATTCTTCAGGAATAATGGCGGGTGCCATGACGGAATCTGCATACGCTTTCAAAGACTCTGCTTTTAGTTTACTTATCTCTGCTCGTTCTTTTTGAGATGTACTGTCTACCTTTAGCCATGTAATCATTATATCATCTGATGTTTCGGGCAAAATTTCTAAGAGCTGCAACCGTTTAACAAAAGGCCGCACGACATCATCCGATAGATAAGATTCCTGTCTGTCTCTAATCCTGTCTTCAAAAGTCATTTTATCTGCTGTAGAAGCCAAATGTCCCATCTCGCTACCCATGAGCATTCTGCCGGGTATTCCTGTATATGCTGAAATAGCATTTATTTGGGCTTTTATAAATGGTTCTGGATCAGATACCTGCACATCTAAAGATTTTGCATTTACGCCCTGTAATGTCAAAAATCTGGTCATTGATTGCACATATTGTTCAATCTGATCTTTCATTTCGAGTTTATCTTGAGAAGTAATATGCACATCAGGTTCAGCCTCAAATACATAACCAGGAAAACCCCCACGTATAAACATATGAGGAGAACCTTTAAGTAACAAAGTCACATTCAAAACATTCTCTATGACTGCTTCTAATCGTGGTTGACCAAAAATAACAGAATCAACAGCATTTTCTGTAAAATGAAGACATCTAGACCAATGAACAATAGTTTCTTTATTAGAATTGTTTTCATCAGAAAACTTTATAGAATACAATACAGGCATTCCATAACGTTCGTTAGATGGATTGTTCTCTACCTCTAATATCTCTACATTCGTTTCATCAAAAGGACGAAGATACAACAGTTCTTTACCTCGTTGCGCAGGTGTTTTGGGTTCTTGTCCATCTGCCAACCCTAAATACAAGATACCAAACCTACCTATTCCTGATAAAACATCGGCTTGTTTAAGCTTTTGGTGCACTTTTAATCCGGGTCTTAATATTAGTTTTGTTATTTCTTTTTCAAAAATAGTCTCTTTTGGAGAATCACCCTCAGTTATAGCAGGAAGAGCTCTCCAGCATTCGTTTGGGTACAAAGAAATGATCCTAGAAGCAATAGCATTCTTTTTGAACAAGTATTTATAATCAGCGGCTGAAAATTCGCCAGAATAAGAAGGAATGCCGTACATATCTTGAGCAAAATGCTCAATATTTTGCATCCTTCTTGAAAAGAAAGGGAGTGTCCTCATCATGTTATATACAAAATTTAGTTCTTTTTCATTCATTACCAGAGACCTCCTCTTTTCTGCTTTTTAATCAGCCAAGCATAAGCACCGGCACTCGCATCAACCATGTCTTTTGTTCTACCGCGTGGAAAAAATAAATGTTCCTTAATGAAATCTTTTGTCCATGGTCTGTTCATAATTAATACGTCTCCTCTATTCCACGCAATAGACCAAGGAGTCGCTCTTACCACCTTGTCTCCCGTAACCCTATCAGCATATACAGCGAATCCGAGTAAATTTTTTATCGAGTACTCTGCCGATTCTTTACCACCAGAACCGGGTTCTTGTTCAACAACTACAGTATACGGGATTCCGTCTATTTCGTCGATATTTGCTGTATCTCTGATAATTTTTTCACGTACTTCTGAAGACCATCTACCGGTTATACAGTCTAAAACAACCACTCTTCCCGATTTCATTAATCCTATCAATGAACCAGCGGTTTGTGCACCAGTTCCTCCAGCTGTACCTGCTTTATCCCAATATCTAACTTTTTGAATAATTTCAGAATCATAATGCTTGACAACAGACACCTTGTCTTCTAAAAACAAATTACCGCCCGAACGCTTCGGAGATTGACCAAACTGGCCTGCATAATCTAACGGACCTAGTGTTTTTTCATTTTCTTCTAATGTCTGTTTATCTAAACGAACGGTATCTAAAAGCCCATTCTTATAGTATTTCTTAAGCCTCTCTGGCTTGATCTCGTAATTATCTTCTGCAGGTAGACAAATATGTTTTATCCTGTTCTCTTGTCCTTCATTTATATCCAGAATATGCTGAGTCAAATCATCTTCAGACAATCTTTGCATAATCAGCAAAGTGAGAGAAACTCTCTTGTCGACCTTTCTGGTACTGAATGTTCTGTCATACCAATCAGTACATCCTTTAATTGAGACTTCAGAAATCGATTCCCGCGGATTCAATGGGTCATCTATTATGAGAAAATGTCCGTGCATACCAGTGGCTGTACCACTTGTTGACGTACTGAATCGTTCTCCACCTGTTTCTAATCCAAAATACCCTTTAGCATCGAGATCAGATCTGACCTTAATTTCTGGAAATAAAGTATTAAACAAATCTGTTCTTACTAAGTCTCTTGATTTAACAGACAAGTTTAATGATAATTCCCCAGAATATGAAGAACAAATAGATTTTAATGTCGGGTCTCTAGTCCAGACCCATACAGGAAACATAACAGAACACAAGGTAGACTTAGTGGTACCGGGAGGAACATTTATAATGATATCATATTTTTTAGGTTCTCTTCTAAATACTCTTTCTGCAGCCTTCTGAAGTTCTTTGCATATATATTTTATATGCCAATTTGGAACAAAGTTTTCAGCAATGAAAGAATCCCACATAGTCTTTACAAAAAAATAAAAAGACCTTCTGCATTGTTCAGCTATCACCTGATTTTTAAGTACAGATAATTCGTCCTGAGAAAAATGCAGAAGGTCTAAATTATCATTTTTCTGTATCTTCTGTTTCTTCTTCTTTTTGTTCTTCGTCTTCATTCATTTGCCTAAAAATGTCACTTAACGCGGCCAGCTGTTCATCTGAAAGTTTAGAGAGATCAACAGCATCATCTGTATTTTTGCCAGATACGCTTTCTATCCTGTTGCTGAATCTCCATTTTTCAGGTGCTCTGTTGGTTAAATAAAATATCATTGCCTTAACATCGCCGGCTACTTTTCGTTTTGTTCTTTTAACTATTTTTCTATTTCGCGATCTTTCGATAGTTATATCTTCTGCATCAAAACCAATTGCTCTTTCATATAGAGCATTTTCAACCTCTGTAATCAAAGGTTCTCTTGCTCTATCTAATATCATTGCGAGTTCTGGTTTTGTTCTTTTCCAATGTGAAAAGGTAGTCGGGTGTGCTCCAAGATTTATCGCGATCTGGGCATCATTGAGACCTTTAGATGCCATCTCTTCGATCTTCTTGTACATCGAGTCTTTCCAAACAACTCTTATTGCCATTGATTTCTCCTTTCTATCTATGCTACTATAAGGTAAGTATAGCATATCTATATGTCAATGTAAACATCCGCCCTTCATTTCGGTTCTCTGATAGCCATAAAGAGAGCCCTTGTTCCTTTAGGGCTTCTTACAAGCCCGGCCCCTTGTGACGCCTTCAAGGGGCTTTTCATGGCTAAAATTTTTCTGAGAAAATTTTCAATTTTCAAAAGCAAGATGGCGCGGTCGTCTATAACCCTGGTTTTGAGATCAGTTCATATGATGAAAATTGGAGAGAGGGCGGTTGTCTGTAACCCTGGTTTTGAGATCAGTTTATAGTCTGTAACCCTGGTTTTGAGATCAGTTTATAGTCTGTAACCCTGGTTTTGAGATCAGTTTATAGTCTGTAACCCTGGTTTTGAGATCAGTTCATATGATGAAAATTGGGGAGAGGGTCCTGGTTTTGAGATCAGTTTATAGTCTGTAACCCTGGTTTTGAGATCAGTTCATATGATGAAAATTGGGGAGAGCGCGGTTGTCTGTAACCCTGGTTTTGAGATCAGTTCATATGATGAAAATTGGAGAGAGGGTCGTGTGTAAAACCATGATCTCTCGTATGCAGAGCCTTTTTTTGACTTCAAAAAATTTAAGATCATTTTAACACCGTTAACATATTTAACGCTGTTAACATATTTAACACCTGTGGCAACTGCGCTTGGTCGCTGCGCTTGGTCGCTGCGCTTGGTCGCTGCGCTTGGTCGCTGCGCTTGGTCGCTGCGCTTGGTCGCTGCGCTTGGCCGCTGCGCTTGGTCGCTGCGCTTGGCCGCTGCGCTTGGTCGCTGCGCTTGGCCGCTGCGCTTGGTCGCTGCGCTTGGCCGCTG